GTGATAGCTTAGCTTTTAAATTCAAATTGATCAGTTTCATATAAGAATTTAAAAGCTAAGCTATCACCATAATTTTTAATGCCATCTGTATACATATGTGCGGCATCTGCTAAAGTAGTGATTTCTATAGCTTCTGTATCTCCACCAAGTTCAGGAATTTCTTGTAAGTTAGTTAATGCTACATAATCTCCAGCATCCCCTGTTTTATAAGATAAAGTAATACCTTTTGAAATAACTGCCATTGTTATTATCCCCCTTATTAATTAAATTCTTCTAAAGCTAAAGCTTCATAAGTTAATATTTTCTGCATCATTGTTGAATTATTATCGTATAGCTCACCGCTAGCTACTCTTTTGAAGCCAATAGTGCGCAATACCTTATCAACTTCTACTGCATATTTTTGTAATATGCCAATATCATTTGCCCACACTTTAACTTGGTAAGTAATACGGCTATAGCCAATAGTAGAAGCATCTGTAGCTTCTGTAGTGCTATAGTTATTTAACTCCATATAACTTATACAAGGTGTAGCAGTTTTGCTAGTTAGTGCCATCTCATAATGAGTAGGCAATACCGCATTTAAAGCACTAACTAACTCTTTATGATAATTAATCATTAGCGCCTACCCCCTCTTTTAGTATTCTTATAATTTCTTCTCTATTCTCATTTAGAGCTGGGCGTAAGAAAGGCTGCGGCTTCATACCACTAGTAGTATGCCATTCTCCCTCGTCATCTTGATAACTCCAAGCATCCATTCTACCGCCATTTTCCGCAAATAAGCCAGTACCATATTCTATATAAGGCGCATATTCTAAAGGTGTAAATACTACACCCTCTGTACCTCTAACTTCACTAGTTATAGAGCGCCTAAGCTCACCAGTATCTTTAGGCGCTTTCTGCTTAGCGCTTCTTTCAACTAGTGCGCAAGCTTTCATTAAGGCAGCAGATACATTTTCTGTATCTACTACCTCATTTAAACTATCCATTATATCTTCAAGTCCATTAAGCTTAATAGCCATTACATTTCCCCCAGAAAGACTACTTTATATCTTCCTTTTGGATTGACATATAAAACTTTTAACCTTTTGCCCTCATACTCTATAACATAAGTGTCATCTACATTAGCATTTTTAGTAAGTCCTATATATGTACAATCTTTATATAAAATATTATCTTGTACCGCCTGAGAAGCTATGTTAATAGCTATCTTAATTTGTCCTATTGGAAAAGCGCTTAACTGCGGTATTCCATAATCGCTATCAGCTCCAAAAGTGAAGTAGTTATAAGAGCGCATATCTGTATTAATCAAAGCACTTTCACCTTGCGCTTTCTGTTAAGCTGCATTACTATTTCTTGCGGATATCCGTCTATATAGCTTTCACTAACACCGCTATAAGATTGACTAGCTAAGCCCTCTGTATTACTGCGGTTAAGCTTAATTACTGCTATCTGCTCAGCTACAAGCTCTAAAGTAGTATCAGCTTCTCTGTTACAGTAGCTCTCTTCAGCTAAAGCTAGCTTATATGCTAGGCTTATTTGCGCTTCCGTAAAGTTGCTAGCTGCATCCCCTAATAAGATTTTAATTTCTTCTGTCAATTAAACTACCCCCTTTTAAGAAAGCTAGGGGAGATTAACTCCCCAGCATTAATTAGGCAGTAATAGTAATTTTGCAGATTTTAGTAGCATCTGTAAGAGCTACTACACCTACTTTACGTACCCAGTATTTATTATTTCTTGTATCTGCATCTCTTTCGTATTCAGTTTCAGTATCTTTTTTAATGAATACTGTTACTGCTTCTTTAGTTGCTAAGTAACCTTTGCCAGCTGGTACTGCCTTAGATACTACTACTGGTACACCAGCAATAGAGCCAATATAGCCAGTACGTGCGAAAGCTTCGCTATAGCTTAAATCATCTTTAAGCGCTTTACGGATTTCAGCTTTATCTGCTGGAGAAACAAGTAAAAATAAGCCATCTTCATTTTCGATATTCATTTCAGCAATAGCATCAACTACCGCATCAAAGCTCCAAGCAGCAGGCTTAACTTCAAGAGTAGCTTTTTCCATTTCAGCAATAGCTAAAGAAGTAAATTCATTAACCATATCGTCTGCGCTATGTTTTAAGCCAGTATCTACTACCATTGGATCTTGCATTTCTTGCTCATCATAGAAGCCAAATTTACCTTGATAAGTTTTTACTTCATATTCTGTTGGTGTAAAGCTTACTGTAATTTCAGTAGTGTTACCCTCACCCATACCTAATTCTTCTACAGAGCCAGTAGAAGTATAAGTATTAATTACTTTCTTCATACCAGCAGCTTCTGTCATAGAAGTATCAATAGTCATATAGTTATTAAGATTAACCTGAGTAGTTAAAATATCATTAATTTTGTTACTAAGAATAACGTTTTCATATGTTGTATGTGCCATTTATAATAGCCTCCTTATTAGTTATATAAATTGTTATAAAGCTCTGGATTAGATTTTTTGAGCTTCTGTAATTCTGCAATAGTCATATTTTTTGCAGTTTCTTTAGTAATTTCTGCTGGCGCTCCACCGCCATTACCTTTAGGCGCATTACCAGCTAATCTCTTTTCTACCTCAGCTCTAACTGCGGCTTTAAAGAGTTTATCAAGCTTTTCTATGTTAGCTTGTGAAGTTTCTAAGTCATCATTAATAGAAATAATATCTGCAAATTCTGCGCTTAACCCTCTAGCACCTAATACAGACTTAAGCTCGCTTCTATTGCGCTCTATGTTAAACTGCGCTAACTGCTCTTCAAGCTCAGCTATTCTATTATCCTTTTCCGCTTTTTCTCTTTCGTTACCATCTAACTTAGATAAGCTTAACTGTTTTTCATATTTTTTCTGTTGTGTTGCTAGCGCTTGGCTAACCCTTTTATCAGCTTCACTTTGAATAAGTTTTAATACTTCTTCTTCAGTAAAAGTTTTAGCTTCACCGCCACCATTTTCTACAATCTCTGTTTCATTAGTACTAATGTTTTCAATGTTTTCTGCCATTTAAAATTCTCCAATCTAGTTTAGTTAGTATTAACTAACTACCCTATAAAAAATTTAGTTGTTTCTTTATAACGTCTAACCCCTATACAAAAGACAAAAATTATTCTACTACTGGTACTATGCAGCATCTACATCTAGGATGTGCTGGTATAGGTACTGCAGCTCCTACTGGGTAGCGCTTTTTATGCAGCTTGCCGCACACTTCGCATCTGCGCTCGTCTTTGTCTGCCCAGATTTCTACTTGTTGTATTCCGTAATCTGTGTAGCGCTGCTTAGCTGCTTGTGTCTGTATGTGCGCCATCTCTGTCCTTACTAGCGCATCAGCTTGACTATAGGAAACACTAAAGCGCTCTTGTAATATCTTTTTAAGCTCGCTAGTTTTTTTACCAGCAGCTACAGTATGTATTAAACCCTCATTAAGAGTATCTAATAATTTTGCGGTATTATCCCATATGCGCTCACTCCAGCTCTTACCATCTGCCGCCCAGACTTGATTTATTAATTGATTTACTGCTTTCTTATCTATAGTGTTAAAAGCAGCATTATTAGGTAAATCAATAGAATAGTAAATTTCAAAGTAATTAGTTTCAAATATTGCAGAAAGCATTTTAATTTCCTTATTACCTAGCTTTTCTAATTCTCTTTTAAGCTGCGCCTGAGCTTCCCAGTATTTATCTAGCTTATATAAGTCTGCTGGTGTAGGCTTCTTACCATCTCCAACAGTAGCAAGTAGCTTATTATAAGTAGCTTCAAAATCTGTAATAGCTCTTTTAGCAGTAGCTACATAATATTTCTGTAATTGCTTTTCTACTGTCTTAATACTTGTATTACTTATATTATCTAGGCTTTTTGCCATTCTATCTTTCCAATAGCTCAAAAGACTTTCACCCCTCTATCATTCTTAAAATTTCTAAGGTGAAAATTATTCTTCATTGTCCAAATTTTCTTCATCTTCTACTACTGGAGCATTAAAGCCATATAGCTCCATATTGGCGGCTTTTTGCGCTTGTACTGCTTCAATCTCAGCATTAACATCCGTAACAAACGGCAGCTGCGCTAATAATGTAGCATCACTTACAGAGCCTTTAAGAGTATTAATTACATTAATTGTAGAATTAATATCTTCTGGAATATTGCGCTTGAAAGTGATCTTAATATCCCTGAATACCTCTTCACCTAATTTAAGAGTAGCAATACCAGTAATAATTTCTACTCTTCGCTGCAGCGCTTTCTTCATTAAACCCTCAATAATACCAGCTCTAGTTTCCATACCAGTTAATCTATACTGAATAGCAATCCCTGAGCTTACACCGCCTACAAAGCTTTCACTAGAAAAGTCTGGGCATTGTGCCACTCTATAAATACTATCGTGTATGCGCTTTAGCATATTTTCTACCTGAGCATCACTAGCATTTTTAGTTACCCATAAAGCCTGAGCGCCATCTGGTAAAACTAGCACTCTATTTTCTTTCATAATTTTAATATCTTCTGTATCTGCATCTACACCTACTAAGGCTAAGTAAGCATCACAAAAAGCGCTATAATCGTCAATCTCAGCACTTAGTAATTCATTAGCTGCATCTTGTAAGCCAATTACACAATCAAAAATGCTCTTTTCATCTGGCAGCATAAATATATTAGCTGGGCATTGGCTGAAGTAGTGCGGCTCTTCTCCAGTAAAAGTTAAGTAGCCATTAGTACCAGCCATAGTATAATGTTTAATATCATAATCACTATAAACATCTACATAATATAAGTCTGTATCATCCCATTCACTAGCTTTATACATTCGCACAAAATACATTAGATCACCAGTTAAGCTATCATCATAAACACCAAAGCAGCTCAACGGATTAATTAATCTAAATCTAGTCTGCCCTTGATTATCTATGTACATTAATTCACAAGCTACACCATAAATAAGAGCATCCAATAGAAAGTTACTATCTTCTGTTTGATAGTCATTATATCTAAGGATATCCATTACTTCTTCTATATCTTCTTCACTACTATAGGAAATGTGCGCTGGTGTAGCCAGATATCCACAGTAACTATCCACAATATTCTTACAGTAGTTGATAACTGTTTTATTGCAAGGCTTAGAAGTATCAGCATAACTCTTATTTAATATCTGCTGCTTTCCATCATAATACTTTTTATACTTTGCCATTTTAGGCTCTACATTAATTTTAAATCTGCTTATCATCTTATTAAGCAGCTCTACAGTTAATTCTGCATCTCTATTAAGATAAAACATTATTAAGCTCTTCCCTCTCTTTCTCTAAAATTACTGCATATTCTTCTTCAGTTATTTCATACCAATTATCAGCATTATCATTCTTACCTAAGTAAATCTCTTTACTATAAGCTTCTCCATTGGTTAATACCATTCCAGCAGAAGCAGTTACTTTTTGTAATTCAATCTTTGAAATTTTCATTAAGCTAAAGTCCACCCCTTTTCTGTAGCTATTGCTTTTTCAGTATCACTTAATTTAGCTAAATTAGTAGCACCTAGTGTTACAGTTTTTGTAGTACCAGTACCTGAATAATCTTTTAAATGCTCTATAATACTCATTAAGCTTTCATAAGATAGTTTAGTACTAGAGCTAAAATTCAATCCATTTTGCCCTATAGTACCCTCAAAACGTATCTCTTTAAGATTGCCGCATCCATTAAAAGCGCTAGTATATTTTGTATCTTCTCTAACGTATAAAGTACGTGCATTTTCTAAACGTGTAGCATAATAGAAAGTGTACATTAATTCTGTAGCTGAAGTTTTATAGTTAAAGTAGTTGTCTTTAAAAATATCTTTTACATAACATTCCCTAAAAGTACCATTGGCATTTGAAGCATGAATAAAGTCATATTTCGGTACATATAACTTATCAAACAAACTCCAATCATATTGCCAACAGTAGAAAGTACTATTGTAGTTAACTGCGCCGCCTTTATTTTGGATAGTATCCCAGAATAAATTATATTGCGCTTGCTTACCCTCTTCTATTCCAATCTCTTTACCATCTATTTCACCATCAGTATATCCATTCTCATACCCACTAGTATCGCCTTCGTTATAACCATTATCATATCCATCGCTATAACCATATCCGTAACCAATATCTTCACCATCTTCATAGCCCTCAAAATAACCAGTAGATCTTCCATTGAAATAACCAGAGCTATATACTTTTGGCTCATTTTCAGCTATTGTTATTAATTTGTTTTCAATGCTCAAGCTTCTTCACCACCCATATTAATAAGCTCTTCTTGAATAGCTATAATATTATCTAAAGCAGCTTCTATATTTCCAAGAGTAGAAAATACTGCTAGAGCGCTAGGATATTCATTATCTGTTGCGGTTTCGTCAATTACTGTTACCTTATTTTCTTTAAGCTCAAAAGCATCTACATCTAATTCAGCATCTGGACTTAATCCGCATAAACCCCTTACACCTTGCGCACCTCTAATACCTCTATCACCTTTTTCACCTTTTAAATCAGCACTACTTGTACCACTATCACTAGTAATAGTTAATACTGTGCCATTCCAAGAGTGTGTAATTCCAGCCATTAAATAACCCCCTTTATAAACTTAATAATTTTTTATCAAAGCTTTTTAGTTGTTTATTAGTATAAATATCACTATATCCATACCTACAAGCATCTATAGCGTGGCTAAATTCGTGTGTAGTATCTTCTGTCCATTCGCCAGTTTGCTTACTTTTTATGTAACTAAAATTCTCTAATTCCATAATAAAATTCTTACATTTAGGCAGTACTATTATTTTGTGATCCTGAAGAAACATTAACCCAGCTTTAACACTACCAGCACCTTTAATACAAGCTTCTGCTCTTATGCCTTGCTGCTTGAAATAGGCTATGCTTCTGGCTTCTGCGGCATCTACATATATTTTTGTTTTTGTCAAATTCATATTTTTAATAGCTTCTGTTAACTCGCTAAGCTGGCATCCGCTTTTATAAAACTCATTAATTACGTAAATAATACCTTGCTTCCTATCGTACAATGACTCCACTATAGCGCTCTTGTCTATCCAGCCTATATCCATCCCTACTCTATGCTCTAATCCACTAGCAGCCAATTCCATAGCATCAAAATCTTCAGCTTTCCAGTTAGTAATAACTAACCCCTCAGCATCAACACCCCATTCACCATCACAAAACACCCTAGCCTTAGCTGGATTACGTTTATAAAGCTCTTCCAGCTCCGCTACATATTCCGCATTTAAAAAAGGATTATCTTTATAAGTGCTATGAGTATAAATAAAACTACTAGGCGGCTCTTCCTCACAAAAATTATATAACCAATGATTTTTGCTAATTGGATTGAAAGCCATTATTATTTGCTGCTGCTCTGTGTTACCTCTTAACCTCAGGTTAAGCTGCTCTACAATATTCTTAGGCACTTCAAATACTTCTTCAATAAAAATAACCCCTACATTATTTAAAGAAAGTAACTTAGTTTCTTCATCTAACCCTATAAAGATTATTTCACTACCATTAGGAAATTTAATATTAAAGTCTGTTTCTCTTATTCTTACAAAAGGTGTAAGCTGCCATTTATCTAATATATCCTTAAATAAACTAAAGCAAGTATTTCTAATAGTTGTACCAGTCCTACGGCATACTAGAATTTTTACTCTTTCCCTTATACATCTAACTATAAGTTTTTGAGTAATAAAATAACTTTTTGCACTACCAGCACTACCCATATATACTTCCCATCTGTGCGAATAATCCAATAGCAAAGGATAGAATTTAGGTACAAAAAGCTTTTTATTCAATTCTAGATTTATTGCCATTTTTATACCCTTTCTGTATACCTTAAATTAATCCAGCCTAAGCCGCTTTTAAGCTTACCCCATCCATTTTTTACTTCTACTATTGTATAGGTTTTTCTATCTCTAATTACCCCAGTAATCTTATATCCAATCCCTACACCAGCTCTAATATTTAAAGCAGTACAATTAATTTTAATTCCAAAAGAAGAAGTATTAGCGGTTTCCGCTAAAGCACTCTTGAAAGCTAGCCATTCCGC